GGCAATATCCTAATCCAAACCATGAGCGTCACCCAGCTTGTAGAGAACGTGCGCACGCGGGCCGGGACGAAGCTTGGCAAGCAGTTCTACAACGGCGATCAGAACGCTATGATGCGCGACGTTGAGAACGTGCTGGCACTTCACCGGCAGGGCAAGCGGACCGATGCCTACTTTGCGGAGAAATACGGCGAGGGTGACGGACTCGAGCACAAAAAATTCATTAACACGCTTTTTGGCCTGATGACCAAGGCGCAGCAGGACATCAACCCGCTGTTTGTTGAGGAAGGCATCGGCTATTCATCCAACGTCTTCAAGTCCCGCCGACTTGACCGGATCAACCATTCCGCGAAGTTGCAAGGACGGCCCGCGCTGCCGTTTGGATACACGGAGGTGAAGGGCAACTACTTCCCGCTTGGGATTCCGTCAGGCGACATTCGCGGAATCGCGACACCATCGCCTGCCATTGCGTCAGATATTCCGCGCATTTCTGTTCAGCGCCCCGCATCTGGTGTTATCGCCACAAAAGCAAATTTGCTGCCGGGTGGACGCGCTGAGGTAATCATCCCAACATCTGATTGGAACTCCAGCGTTGGAGATGTTATAGACGAAGCTTTACTCAGCCTTACGGAAGAGCCCGGTGTTTTTTGGCGAGGCACGAACAATAAAACCGAGCCCGCTATTGTCGGCGATCTAATTTCCAGGAATCATGCAGATGGACGGTCAGAGGGAGGTGTTTCAGTAAGTCGCCGTCTTGGACTTTTTGCGTATGATTACTACTACCCAGTAGCGGGTAATGTTCTTCGGACCGGCTCAGACGGTGAGCCCGTTCTTCAAAATGCAAAGCCTATCGGTGAAGTTCTAACTTTGGAAAAAGCACGGAAACTTCATGAAAGCAAAATAACAAAGCGACTTGCAGAAATCGGGTGGACGCGAGAACAATATCGGAATGCTCTTTTTGATAGAAAATGGGAAAAAGTTGAATGAGCGAATCCCTATCACTTCCCGACGACGCCGCGCTCGACCACTGGCGCGCCGTCGTTGCCGACCGTGCCGCGCAGGTCATGGCGAGGGGCGTGACAAAAGCCCGCGCCCTTGAGGTGACGCAGCCGGAGCAGGCCGCGATGGCGCTTTACCTGCTTAACGAGTATCCCGACAAACCAAGGCGCGAGATTGCCCGCGAGGTGAACGTCTCCCGGATCGACCTCGACCGGCTTGCGTATCACAACGCAATGAAGCTGGAGGACGCCCGCCCGGAGCTTGCCGCGAAGTTCACGAAAAACGCTTCCGACCTGGCTGACCTTGTGGGACGCAAGGTTGCGCGCATCAGTGAGGACGACGAGCAACTTGACGCGACATCACTGAAAGACCTGACAATCGCCATGGGCATCAGCGCGCAAAACGCGGCGACGATGGCGGGAGTTCCAACAACCGTGATTGAGCATCGCAGCGGCCCGACGCTTGAGGACGCGATGCACTTTCGCGAGGAGATCCGCGCCCGCCTCGCCAACAAGGCCAAGGAGGAATCAATTGACGTATGAAGTGGCGACCGCACCCGCTTTTGCCGATTCCGACCGACGAGGAATTGGCGGTGATGGAGCCGGAAGAGATCATCGAATATCACCGGTCCCATCACGAATCTATCGCCAAGGCGGAATCAGACCCCTACCGCTACGGCTTCAAGCTGCCGCACTGGGAAGAGGTTGAGCGCACCTTGCACGAAGATGACGAGGCGCTGATTCTTGGTGGGAACCGTTCCGGCAAGACCGAGTTCGCCGCGTGGTCCGTGGTCAAGGCGGCAGTCGAAAACCCCGACGCGGAAATATTTTGCTTTGCCCAGAACTCCAAGATTTCCATTCGCCAGCAGCAGAAAGCGGTCTGGCGCTATCTGCCCGCCGAATACAAGAAGAAGATTCTCGGCGCGGTTGCGAACGTCTCTTACACCAAGAAGAACGGATTTAGTGACGCCAGCTTGATTCTACCGAACGGATCGCAGATCGTTTTCCTTACTTACTCGCAGTTCCAACAGGACGACACGATTCTGGAAGGCGCGGAACTTGGCAGCAAAGACCCGAAGTGGATCAATTTAGGAATCTGGCTTGATGAATACTTGGGCGGGCCTGCCCTAATCGAGACGATTCGCAACCGACTTGCAACCCGTGACTCGAAACTGCTCGTCACGTTCACCCCGCTCAAAGGATGGACTGAAGTAGTTCGCAGCTACCTGGAAGGCGCAAGGACGCTAAAGGAGACACCCGCCGAACTGCTCAACAGTGAGATGGTCCCGCTGATTCAGAAGTGCCGCCATCGGAACGCGACCGTCCACTACTTCCATTCCATCGCCAACCCTTTTGGCGGGTATGACCGTATCAAGCGAAACCTTGCCGGGAAGGACAAGGCGACGATCCTCGTCCGTGCCTACGGAGTGCCAAGCAAGAGCTTCACAACCGTCTTTCCCAAGTTCTCGACAACCATCAACGTCATCAAGCCGGAAGACATTCCAACGCACGATGTTACGCGGTATCATGTAATCGACCCGGCAGGGCGCAAGAATTGGTTTATGTGCTGGATCGCCGTCGATGCGTCGGATTGCTGGTATATCTACCGCGAATGGCCTGGCGTGGACATTGGCGAATGGGCGGAGCCGGACGAGGACGGCGGATGGAAACCCGGCGAGGGATGCCGTGGGCAAGGTTTTGGACTACGGAGCTACATCGAAGCCATTTACACGGCAGAGGGGCGCAAATACAACCCCGACTGCGACGCTTGGACGGGCGGCGAAGAGATCACCGAGCGACTGATTGACCCTCGACTTGCTGCCGCAAAGTATCAGCGCGAGGATGGGGATTCGTGCATCATCGACGACTTGAACGAGCTGGATTTCATCGTCATCCCCGCTCCCGGCGACCACATCGAGGATGGGTTGCAAAAGCTGGTTGACCGGATGGACTACGACCCCGGCAAGGCAATAGACTTCACAAACCGGCCTTTGCTTTACATTTCCGAGGAATGCGAAAACACGATTTCAGCTTTTGGGAACTACACGGCTGCAGGCGGCAAGGACGAGGCGTGGAAAGACCCAATTGACTGCCCCCGTTACGCAGCCGCTGCTGGAATCCAGCATTTCCCCGCCGAGGTTTTTGCGGAAACCGCCCGCCGTAATTCTGGCGGATACTAGCCTTGCAAAATCATTACCAATCCACTAAGGATTCAAACCGATGAACGAAACGAGACCTTTCAGCGTGAAACGAAAACTGGTCGCGGAGGACACCGCAGCATTGCGCGAGTTCCAAAAGACGCTGGTTGAAGGCATTGATTGGTGGAAAGAAGGCGTCTCAACCTTCTGGACGCCGGAAGCCGCCGCAAGGTTCCACCAGACGCCAGCGGTTGACGAGATAGACACTGCGCCCGCAGCCGAACCGCGACCGGAGATCCTTGCCTTGCGAGTCACCAAGCAAGCCAATAACTTCTATTTCGTCATGTGCGCGAGTCCCGATCAAGCGGGTTGTTCTGTCCCAGTTCGCCTGCTCAAAGAAGGATCGGGCGCAAAGCTCATCAAAAAGACCATTAACGCCATCCGCCGTGACGGCCAATTCCAGCAAATCCGATGACTGACGATTTTGACGATATGGTTTACGCGGAGAAAGAGCCGGACATTCCGGCGCTCTCCCGATACTACGCGCAGACCACGGCGGACCTCGGGTTTTACTTTGACCAGTGCCGCCGAAACTATGACGACCGGCGCAACCTTTGGGCGGGAAAGTCGTGGGATTTGCGCAAGAACGCTGTCGATGCTTTCCCGTGGCAGGGCGCAAGCGACCAGGAAACGCACGTTGTCGGCGAGCGGATCGACACGCACGTTGCGCTTGCCATGAATGCGATCAACCGCAGCCACATCAAGGCGATGGCTACAAAGGTCGAGAGCCTGCCCCGCGCCGCTAACGTGACCGCTTTTGCCAAGTGGATGCGGTCGAACTACATCCGCAACTTTCAGACCGAGCATGAGAAGGCGTGCAACTACGGCTACGAGAAGGGCCTGATGGTCACTTACGTCGGATGGGAAACGGTTGAGCAGACCTTTCAACAGCAGTTCACGCTTGAGGAAATCGCCGCCACAAATCCCGACATCGCGGACATGATCGCGCTTGGTGAGGACGACGAGATACTTGCCGAAATGCTGATCGGCGCATTCCCGAAACTCAAGCCGGCGCGGGCCAAGAAGGCAATCCGGCAGCTTCGCCAGAACGGTTCCGCCATCCTTGTCGTCTCGCGATCCGGCCCGCTTCAGTCCCGTCCTTACGTCAAGGCGTGCGCGCCCGATGGCGAGGTGTTTTTCCCTGCCTATTGCATGGACCCTCAACGCGCTCCCTACGTTTTCTGGCGGCAGCTTTACACCGCGCAGGAGATCGAGAACAAGGTGACGACCGAGGGATGGGACCGGAAATGGGCTGACAAGATGATCGAGAACTTCCGGGGAACCGGAGTGGCGGAACTGACCTTCGACACGCAATACCAGAACCGTGTTGCTGGCGGGTATCCACGCGACATCAGCGGCAACAACGAGTTGATCCTTGTCGTCCATTGCTACCAGCGCCTCATTGACGAGGACGACGGCAGCGAGGGCATCTATTGCACCGTCTTCAATCCCTATTTCACCGGCGTGGACGGCGACCCGACACCGGCGTTTGCCAAAAACGAGTTGATGAACGGGTATGACCAGTATCCGTTTGCCGTCACCCGCATGAGCGCGGACAATGACCGGGTTTATGACTTGCAAGCGATGCCGGAACGGCTCCGGGGCGCTCAGTGGCAGATCAAGGTCGAGCGAGACAGCCGGATCGACCGGACGAGCCTTGCAACCTGCCCGCCGCGTGAAGGACCAGCAGGACGCCCGCCTCCAGAGTGGGGACCAGGGCGTTACATTCCGACCCGCCGCCGTGGTGAATACGGCTACAGTGAGATTCCGCGCTTTGACCCCGGCAGCATCGAGATCGAGAGCACGCTTTCCCTGATGGCTGACAAGATCGTCGGACTTGATGTCAACTCGCCGCTGATGCCGATCCGGCAACAGTTCTACGTCAACAAGACGTTGGAACACGGTTGCGCGGTCCTTAAGCTGGCATACACCTGCTTCCAGCGATTCGGCCCCGATGAGGTTTTCTTCAACGTCACCGGCGTTCCCGACCCGATCACGATGGAAAACGTGGAGGACGATGCTTTTGACATCACGATGACGTTTGACACGCTTTCCAATGATCCAGAAACGATGAAAGCGCGGGCTGAACAGATGGCGTCTCTGATGGGGTTTGACAAAAACGGGCGCATGGACGCCTCGAAGCTGGTTGAGTTTCTCGCCTACACGATTGACCCGGCGTTTGCGTCCCACGTTTTGCTTCCAGCCGAAGAGAACAGCCAGAAGCTGATGAACGCAATCACCAACGACTTCGCAAAACTTTCTGGCGGCGTGGCGATCGGGCCGCAGCCAAACGGCGCACAAGTCACCTTGCAGCTTGGTCAACAGTGGATGCAACAGCCCGACGTCGCCGCCCGCTACGAAGGCGACGAAGCATTCAAGGCCCGCGTTGACGGCTACTTCCAGCAAGCGCAATTCCAGATCCAGCAGTCGCAGAACGCGCAGATCGGACGCATCGGAGCCGCGCCGGCGGAATTCCAAGGAACCAACATTCAACCATGACCGAAACCACCGAAGAAATCATTGCTCGGCTCGCAAAAGACCGGGCCAAAACCATCCTCGAAAACGGCGACTTTTGGGGAAGCCCTGGCGCGGCAAATACAAGCGCCACTGCGATAACCGCGCTGGTTGCCCTAGTCGTTCCGCCCGTCACCCTTGCCAAGGCAAACGCGGTTGCCGCCGCTATCGAGGAAACCAAGCCAGCCCGCAAGAACGCCAAAGCATCCGCCAATGACACCGACGCCGCCGACGCTTGAGCAAGCACTGAAGGAACTCACCTTCAACGACTACTTCAAAGTGGTCATTCTCGACCTTGTGGAACGACGCGAGCAGTCGATCAAAGACCTTTCGTCCTACAAGGACGACTCCGGGCTGAGAAAGTCAGCC